CAGAGCTGATGAGCTTGTATCTGGTGTTGACTACTGCGTTTTTGATGTCGCTGTTAACTCTGGTGTTGGGCGAGCCATTAAGTTTTTGCAGTCGTGTGTTGGGGCTACTCCTGATGGCGACTTTGGTAGCATTACTCTTGCATTAGTTAAAAAGACAGACCCTGCTAAGCTAATAGAAGAGTATTGCGCAAAACGGCTAGAGTTTTTAAAATCACTAAAGACTTTCCCTGTATTCGGAAATGGTTGGTCTAGGCGTGTTGCCGAGGTAAAACAAGAATCACTTAATATGTTAGGGTAAACCCTGTGCCGTTACAGAAATTAGTCTTCAAACCTGGTATTAACAAAGAAGGTACAAACTACACAAATGAAGGTGGTTGGTTTGACTGCGACAAGGTTCGCTTTCGTTCTGGCAATGCTGAAAAATTAGGCGGCTGGACACGTTTATCAAACAACACATTTCAAGGAATATGCAGAGCTCTTTGGAACTGGGGAACTCTAGCTGGTGCTAATCTACTAGGTCTAGGCACTAACCTTAAATATTATATTGAACAAGGTGGAGCATATAACGATGTAACACCTATTAGGGCTACATTTACCCATAGTACGGCAGTTAGTACTGATAACATGTTCTCTACAACTATTGGGTCTAATCTGGTCACTGTAACGCTGCTTAATTATGGCGGAGTTACTAATGACTTTGTTACCATTTCTGGTTCTACAGCTGTTGGTGGTATTCCTGCATCTGAAATAAATATTGAGCAGAAAATAACGTATAAATCAAGTTCTCAGTTTACCTTTACTACAACTACTTCAGCTACATCGACTGTTGCTGCTGGCGGTGGCACTGCTATTACGGCAGCGTTTCAGATTAATACAGGCTTAGAAGTTGAAATTTTTGGTACTGGATGGGGCGCTGGTACTTGGCCTACTTATGTTGATACTACTCTTACAAACCCTTTTACAGCAGCAAGCATTGGTGTATCTACTCTTACTGTTACCAAAACAGGTCATGGTTTAGCGACTGGGGATTATGTTTACTTTTCTAGCATAGCTTCTAATCCATGCGGCATTAACCGATTAGTTCTGCAAAAAGCATTTCCTATTACTAATACTGGGGCTAATACATTTACTATTTCCACAGTCATAGGATCTAAGACATATACAACAACATCTACAGCCGCTTCTGGCGGTACTGTTGTTATTAGTACTCCTGTAGCACCTGTTCGTGGATGGGGTGCTGCAGCAGATGTAGGCATTCCTCAACAACTTAGAATATGGACTAATGATAATTTTGGTCAAGAACTGGTTATTGCTCCTCGTGGTGGTGCAATTTATCTTTGGCTTCCTACTGGACAAACATACCCAAGCGGAGCTAGTGGAGGGTTTACTACTAGAGCCAAGCTTTTATCAGACGAATCTACAGCAGCTGGATATTCAGGACAGTTTGTACCAACTAGCACTAATCAAGTAATTGGTTCAGCAATTCAGCGTTTTGTAATAGCATTTGGTGCAAATCCATATGATTCCACCAATGCCGCTACTGCATTTGACCCGTTATTAGTACGCTGGTCTGACCAAGAAAATCCTTATCAATGGGTTCCTCAAGTAACAAACCAATCTGGAGAATTCCGTCTTAATATTGGTTCATACATTGTTTGCGCAAGGTCAACCCGTCAAGAGATTTTAGTTTGGTCTGATGCAGCGCTATATTCTATGCAATACCTTGGATCACCTTATGTTTGGAATTTTCAATTGTTGCAGGACAACATATCAATTATGGGTCCTAATGCTTCTATTACAGTAAATAACGTAACATATTGGATGGGTACAGATAAGTTCTATCGCTATACTGGTCGTGTAGAAACATTAAATTCTACTTTGCGTCAGTACGTTTTTCAAAATATTAACCAAACGCAAACCTTTCAAGTGTACGCAGGTAGCGTAGAGGGCTACAACGAGATTTGGTGGTTTTATTGCTCTGCAAATAGCAATATTGTTGACCGATATGTAATCTATAACTACGCAGATGACGTATGGTATTACGGCAATATGAGCCGTACAGCTTGGTTAGATTCTGGTTTACGTACTTATCCTATGGGTGCAAACACCGCTAATTATCGTGTTTTGTATCACGAGAATGGTGTAGATGATGTATCAGGGTTAACCCCAGCACCAATTACATCTTATGTTCAGTCTTCTGATTTTGATATTGGTGACGGGCATAACTTTGGATTTGTCTGGAGAATACTGCCTGACTTAACATTTAACGGTTCTAATGTAAATACACCGCAAGTTACCATGACTGTACTTCCACGGGTTAATTCAGGAACAGCGTATGGAACTGGAGATAATCCAGTTGTAGCAAGTCCATTAAATTATGTGAATCAGCATACTTATACCGTTCAACAGTTTACTGGTCAGGTGTATACCCGTATTAGGGGTAGGCAAATGGCCTACAGAATCGAATCGGATACCCTTGGTGTTGCTTGGCAAATGGGTTATCCACGGCTAGATATTAGACCTGATGGGCGCAGATAATGGCTGTTAATCCACAAGTTAAAGCTGGAATACTGCGTTCTTCGAAAGCGCCAAATCTACCTAATGCTCCAAAGCAAGGATACGATTCTAGCTATTTTGACCAATACTCCAATGTATTACGTTTGTACTTTAACCAGATTGACGGCTTTACCCAAGCAGTAGTTATACCCGATTCTGGGACTACGGCAAATAGACCCGTCAGTACGGTGCAAGTACCTTTGCCAATAGGATATTTTTATTACGATACTACTCTTGACAGGCCCATATGGTGGAATGGTACTGTATGGAAAAAAGCTGACGGAACAACTGTTTAATGACAAACTTAGTCAAACTAGATAATTCGCTAGATACAGTTAAGCGACGTGAAAACATTATGTGTGTTCAACACAAAATAGAAAAACTGGTCTCTTCTGGCAAATTAGAATCAGGTATTGAAGGGCGTAAATTAACCCATCACTTTACAGATATAGATGATGAGCACGGTTGTGGTTTGTATGGCAGAGAAATGTTTATGCCCAAAGGTACTCTTGTCGTAGGAAAAATTCATAAAAGACAAGGACTAAACTTTCTTTTACAGGGTAAAATCTACGTAGCTACAGAATTTGGTAAAACGTGGTATACCGCGCCGTGTATTATTAAAGGCGAAGCTAACGTAAAACGTGTTGTATTTGCATCGGAAGACAGTATATTTGTAAACGTACACTTGACTAAATACGTAGGCGAAGAGAATTTGAACAAAATTGAAGAAGACATTGTAGCTACAAACTATTCAGATGTAGGTTTAATGGACTCAGTAGACAGATTGCTGGCAAGCAAGGGAGAATAATATGGCATTTGAAGTTAGCGGTGCAATCCTCGCAGAAGGGTTAATAGACACAGTAGCGGCAGATGCGGCGTTGGAGTTAATGCCTTTGGCAATGGAATCCCTTGCTCCAGAAGTTTTAGGTTCTCTTGCACCCGAAGCGTTTGCTGGATTTGGCGGTGAAACTTTGTCTAGTTTGTTTGGTTCTGAAATGGTTCCAGCTGCAATTCAACAAGCCGCTACTCCGATGGCAGAAAGCGCATTAGCTGGTGGCGCTGGCGCTGGTGAAGGTATAACTGCCGCTACTAAAGGCGCTTTGGAAACAGGCGCTGCTACTCTTCCTGAAGCCGCTTCTCCGTTTGCGCAGACTGCTCCAATGCTAGATTATGTAGAACCAAGTATAGCTACTATTCCAACTCCTGAAACCGTAAACCCTTACGAAAGCCAATTTAATGAGGCTTTCCAAAACCCAGACCCATCATTAAACGGACCTTCTCCGTATGAACCTACTGCATCTACTGGTCAATCACCACTAGTAGAAAAAGCTTCCAGCTACACACCAGATCAGCTAAATGAAATAGCAAGAGGTCAGGGTGTTTTTCCAGAAGGTTCTAATGCTTTGCCTGGATCAGAAGTAACAGGGAATGCTAGCTTACCAGCTGGACCTCCAGCGCCTGATTCTGGATTTATGGAAGGGTTTAGTAACTTTGTAGATAAACATCCGTTTATGACAGGCGCAGGTATTTATGGGATTGCTAGTGCTACTGGGGTTTTAAACCATAATCAACAGACTTTAAATAATCAAAATCAAAACACTTATAGTAGCCCATATAAGTTTGATTCTAAAAACTTTAAAGGCTCACACCCTGACCCACAACCGTACCAAGTAAATTATTCTGGTTACGCTAAATCTAATTATGCTGATGGCGGTATTACTCAAGCTTCTCCACAAACTAATTTTGCTAAAGGTGGTTCTTTATTACAACAACTTATAGATTCTGCGGCTCAATCAGGGCAACCAATAACTCAAGACGACTATTTACAGGCTCAAGGGTTACATACTAGTTTTAACCCTGATTATTATTTTGATAAAGCAAACGCTAAATTTGTACCAACAAGTTCTGTTAGCATACCAACGCCTGAAGCTTCTGCCCCTGCTCCAACTTCAGATGGTGGCGGCGCTGGTGGCGGCTATGCTGGCGGTTCTATGCCTGATGAACTTAAATATGCTTCTGGTGGAATTGCTCATTATTATCGCGGTAACTTAGCTACTAGCACGGGTGGGCGAAACGATGTTTATGGCGCAACCCAACGCTTTTTAGATATGTATGACCCAGCTTCTAAATATGAAGCCCCGTCAGGAACACCAGATGTAGGTATTTTTCATGATACTAATCCGTCTACACGCGACAAAAGCGCCTATCAAGCATCAGGCATTAGAAACAAAGCTATTGCAAATAAAGCTATGGTAAAAACAGGCGCAAACTATATGCCGCCTAGCCGTCAAATGGGGCAACTTAATCTTAATACTCCTAGCGCTAAAGCAGATAATGATTCTGATTCAGACCAAGTGTTGACTGGCGCAAGCGGCGGTATTATGGGAGCTAGTCTAGGTGGTTATGCTGCGGGTGGAAACCCCCGTTTATTGCGTGGGCCTGGTGATGGCATGAGTGATAATATCCCCGCAACTATTGGTGGGCGTCAGCCAGCGCGCTTAGCGGATGGTGAGTTTGTTGTTCCTGCTGATGTTGTCTCGCATCTTGGTAATGGCTCTACTGAAGCTGGTGCAAAACGACTACACGAGATGATGAACAAAGTAAGAGTAGACAGAACTGGGAAAAAGAAACAAGCCCCAGCAGTAAAGGCAGATAAATACATTCCTAAGTAATATGTTACAGAGCGCTCAATCTTTAGAAGCAAAAAATTTAGCAGCGAGCATATTACTTAAGGAAATAGGGGTACAGCCTTGTGGTGATTTACAAGCGTTGTTTTGGGTAGATGAAAAGAATAAAATTGAATGGGTTATTGGTTATACAGCTTTTATAGGAAAGACCTGTCAGATGCACATGGTTAATTTAAAAGGCGGGTATACCCCTAAAAGTTTGTTATTTGGTGCGTTTGATTATCCATTCAATAATTGCGGTTTAGAAAAAACTTTTGGAATTGTAAATAGCCTAAATATTAAAGCTATGGAATATGACCGAAAATTAGGCTTTAAAGAGGCTGTTAGATTTGCAGGAATGCATGAAGACGGCGGTGACCTTGTAGTTTTTGAAATGAACAAATCTGATTGTAGGTGGATCAGGGAGCGAAATAAATGAGCATATTAAGATATGGAAAAAAATTAACAGCCCAGGGCGGCGTTTTTATGGGCGGTGGCGGTAAAGGTGGCGGTAGTGGTGGCGGCGGTAGTCAACAAACTACTAGTACTTCTAACGTTTCAAATATTCCAGCGTATGCTCAGCCCTATGTAGAAACCATGCTTGGCGCCACCCAGAAACAGTTATTCAATATGGATGACTCTGGCAACATTACAGGATTTTCTCCATACAAAGCTTACGGCGGTACATACGATTCCAATGGTAATCAAACTAGCTACGACCCAAGCAAAGCTATAGCTGGGTTTTCCCCAATGCAACAACAAGCTCAACAAGGGATTGCTGATTTACGTCTCCCTGGTACTTATGCACAAGGTGCAAATATGACTGGGCAAGCTGGTATGGGTGCTTTGGATACTGTAGGGCAAGCTGGTATGTATGGTCAGCAAGGTTTACAAGCTGGTCAACAAGGCTCAATGCTATCTAATATGTATGGTCAACAAGGAGTACAAGCAGGACAACGAGCTTCTGGTGTGTCTAGAATGCTGGGTATAGATGCTGTAGGGCAAGGGCAACAAGGGGCAGCTATTGGTCAATCTTTAGGCCAGCAAATGACCAATCCATATGCTCAACAAGCGTATATGTCTCCATATATTCAGAACGCATTACAGCCTCAGTTACAAGAAATGCAACGCCAATACGATATTACTGGTCAGCAACAAAGAGGGCAAGCGGTTAGTGCAGGTGCTTTTGGTGGAAGCCGCGATACTCTTATGCGTTCCGAAAATGAACGTAATAAAAACATGGCTATGAATCAAGCTATTGGTCAGGGATACAATACTGCGTTTAATAATGCTCAACAGCAAATGGGAGTTGCTAATCAAGCAGCTTTAGCTGGAAATGCGCAAGCGCAAGCGGGTTATGGTATGGGATTACAAGGCGCTCAACAAGCTGGTTCACAAGCTATGCAAGGTTATGGTATGGGATTACAAGGCGCTCAACAAGCGTCTCAATTAGGTATGCAGGGAGCGCAGTCTGGGTTAGCTGGTGTTGGCGCACAACAAGCTGGATATGGTCAGTTAGGTCAAGCTGGCTCAGCGTTGGCTAATATTGGTGGTCAAGCATTGCAAGCTCAACAAGGTATCTACAACGCTCAAAACCAAGTTGGTGCGGCGCAACAAGCTCAACAGCAACAGATTATTAATCAGTCCATGCAAGACTACGCTAACCAACAACAATACCCGCTTATGCAGTTGGGTGTTATGTCAAACATGTTGCGTGGTCTTCCAATGCAATCTTCTACAACTAACCAGTATGTTGCCGCGCCTAATCAAGTTACTCAAGGTATTGGTCTAGCTGGTGCTGGTGCTTCTATCTATAACGCGCTTAAAAAAGAAGGTGGCGTAATTAAAGAAAAGAAAATGGCATCTGGCGGCATTGCTGGGTATAGCGTAGGCGGTAGTATTAGAAGCAAACTATATGACATGGATGCTGGTGAAATTCAAAGTTATATTAAAGAATCCGCTAGCCCAGCAGCAAAAGAAATAGCTGAAGAAGTATTACGTGATAAGACTGGCAAAGCTGGTGGTGGCATCATTGCATTTGCTGATAGCACTGCGGAAAACAATCAAAGTGTTGTTAAAGAAGATCCAGCTATGGTTCGTCAAGCGTACGTTGACGCTGCAAAAATGCAAGCTGGTGAGCAACTTCCAGTAGAAAGACCAAACGTACCAACAAAAAGTTACATGCCACTAACTGAAAGAATTGGTAGAGCTTTAGGCATTAAAGATTCTGGTAGACAAGTACCTACTAAAGAAACAAGAGCTGTGCCTATGTCAGATGTTCCTATGGTTATTGGTTCTCCTGAGTACGTGGCAGCTCAAAACGCTCCTGCTCCTGCTCCTGCTCCTGCTCCTGCTCCTACTTCTGTTCCTGTTAACGCTAAGTCTATTGTTGCAGCTGCTCCAGCTAATAAAGGCCCAGGCATGCCAGAACTTAATCCAGACGGAAGTGTAAAGCTACCTCCAGAACCAACAAGCAATAAAAACGTTAAACCAGCCGCCCCTAATGTAAATAAAGAGGTTGGTCTTACACCTAATACAGGTTTAGCGCCTAATGTTGGCGGTATTAAGTTTCCAACAAAACCAGTAGAAGAAACTCAAGCTCAACTTGATAAAGGCGCAGCAGAAAGAGTAGCCGCTTATGGTGTTAATGAAGGCAATCAAAAAGCACGTACCGAAGCTATGGCAGAAAAAGCTAACGCTAAAGATGAAGCTCGCCGCATGACTTCGTTACGTATGGCTGAGTTCTTTGGTGCTTGGGGTTCTACTCCTGGCAATACTATCGTTGCTGGTCTAAACGCTATTAAAAACAAAGTGCCTGACTTTATTAGCGATATGAAAGAAGAGTCTAAAGTACGCCGTCAGATTGATAAAGATATAGCCGACCTTGATAAGTTAGACCGTGAAGAAAAGAATGGTATTAAGAAAGATTACTTCGCAGAACGCGCTAAACTTGCAGACCGTGCCTTGCATTCATATGGTGTAGAACTAAACGCTGCAGTTCACAGAGAATCAACCGCAATGCACGAAAGAGTTGGTATGGCTCAAGCTAATGCTAGAGGAGCTAACGGAGAAGGCAGTGCCGCTAAAAACCTTAACCAAGCAACTATGCGCTATCAAACTGAAGATAAAAACATTGCTACTGAAAAGAAAAACGATGATGAATATAAGATGGCTAAACGTACGCTTTCAATTCCATCCAAAGCAAATGACCCTAAAGCTTTAGAAATTGTTAGGAAAAAAGAAGCAGCTTGGAATGACCGTTTAACAGCCCTTAAAGAAGACGTGGATTATTATAAGCAGAAGCAAGGGCGCGAAACTAAAGAAAATGAACCTACATCAAATTCAAAAGCAGCTCCAGGAACAGCCGCTAATCCAATAAAACTTTAATAAGGTATAGCATGCCTATATACGAGTACGAAGGTCTTCAGTATGACATAGCTACTGACGACCAAGCTGCGGCTAAAAATAAAATTCTTGCCCATTTAGGTAAGGCTCCAACGCCTACGGCTCCAGCTGGGTTCTCCGCCAAAGAGACTGGGCTTGCTTTTGGTCAGGGTATTGTTGGTGCTGGTAAATCTTTAACTGATGTTTTTGGCGCTAACAACGTGGCGTCTCAGGCATTGGGCAAAGTACAAGATGTATTGGGTGAACAGTATTCGCCAGAGCGTAAAGCAGAGATGGCTCGCCGCGAAGAAATTCAAAAGAAAGCCGCTGAGTCTGGTAGCCTTACGGAAGAAATTAGCGCCTATCTAGGTAGCGTGGCAGATGCCCCAGTTCAGTCATTAGCACAGGGTTTAGGTTCTATCGTGCCATACATTGGTACGGGCGTTATTGGCGGCATAGCTAAACTAGGTGGCGCTACAGTTAAAGCTATCAACACGGTAATTGGTGCGGCGCAAGGTGCAGGTGCAGTAAAAGGTTCTATCTACGATGGCGTCCGTAATGAGTTAATTAATACAGGCATGGACCCTAAAGAAGCGGAAGCTAAAGCTTCTAAAGCCCAAGAGTATCTTGGAGGGAACTTCTTAGACATAGCTGGTGGCGCTGCATTAGGTGGTGTTGGCGCTCGCGTTGGTGTAGAAAACATGCTAACTCCTGGCGCAGCCGCTAAGCTAGACTCAAGATTACTAACCCGCATGGGCAAAGCCGCATTAGCTGAAGCCCCATTAGAAGGTGTACAGGCTGGTCAAGAACAAGTAGCAGTTAACAGAGCCTTACAACAAGCAGGGTTTGATGTTGATACATTTAAAGGCGCAGCAGGCGCTGCCGCTAGAGACGCCGCTATCGGTGCTCTGACTGGAGCCGCAGTTGGTGTTCGTGGGCCTGGGGCTACTCCTGTAAAACCTCCTACAACTAAAGAAGAAACTAAAGAACAAGCTGATAAAAAGCGTGAGTTTAACAACGTTGAAACATTTACTGAAGAAGTAAAGAACCCTGACCCAACGATTGCCGCTGGGTTAATGCCTAGGTTTGATGAAAAAGGTAATCCGATTGCCGCTAACGCAGCGCCTAAACCGCCAGTAAGCCAAGAGTTGGCTGATGAAACAATAGACTTTGAAGCTAATCCAGAGATAGCTACGCTACAAGCAGAGTACGATAAACGTGCCCAAGAGATAGCGACTGGTACTAATAAAGGTAAGATAGCCGCGCAAACTAAAAAGAATGCGGCGCTTAAAACTAAAATTGATGAGCTTAAAACTCAAGTAGTTCAATCAAAGCCAGCAGCTGAAGAAACAACACAACAAGAAACGCCTAAAGAATCTATTTATGAAGTGCCTAAAAAAGAAGCAGATGCTTACGTAGCCGCTATAGAATCTCAAACAGTTAAACCAAACGCATCTATTCTTAAAAAACACATTAAAGCTCTTGGCATTGAAGTACCACCAGGTGTAGGGTTTAATGAAAGAGCAATTCAAGCTATTAAAGGAGCGCAAAATGCTATTCAACCGACTGACGCTGGAACAAGTGGAAATGGCGCTGAAGTACTTGGAAGACCCAATGCAAATGCAGCCCCCGCAGGAACTACAACAGCTGGACTTGGACGACCTGGAGTGGACAGCAATCAAAGTATTGAGTCAACACCTCAAAATAGAGAGGGAGTTCAACAGTCTGCATTAGACTTAACTAAATACACAAATGTACCTTTTACCGATCTAGATACTAAAGAAGCAACTACAGTAGATTTTAGTAAAGCTTATGTTGAAAACGGGATTATTTATGTACCTAGCAGTGGCAAATTTGACTATCCTTTAGATAATTTTAGTTTTAATAATCCAAAAGCCAAAGCATTGGAAAAAATGTTATTAGATAAGTTTGCAAAAGGTATTGAGTCTCAGACTTCTTTAGCCCAATCAAAAGTTGGTCCTCCAGTTAGAAACGAAACGTTTAATACAATCAATCCCGCTGAATCTCAAGCTGGGTTAGAAAGAAATGAAGCGCAAGCCATTGCAGACGAAGCACAACGTCAAGCTGATTTACAAGAAATTGCTGGTAAAAATATTCCACAAGTTAAAACCGATGAAACTATCCGTGAAGAATATGAACTATCGCGCCAAGCAATTAGCGAAGAAGGTATTGTAGTTCCAGAATGGAGTAAGTTAACTGCAGATGAGCGAGACAAGTATTTAGGGACAATTACTACTAACCCATCCGCCCAAGATTTTGATAATGCAGCCAAAACTTTAGCCACATATCGTGAACAGAAAAAAGGAACTGGCATCAAACCAGGCGAGCAACGCGTAATTAATAGTTATGAAGACGGTCGACCAATTTACCAGCGTTCTATGGTTATTGATTTGCCAGCATGGAGTGAACTATCTCCAGAAGCTAAATCTGCATACTCTAATAATGTTATAAATAATACTGTAACTGAACAAAACATTGGGTTTGAAGCCGTTGCCGCTCAACTTGAAAAAGAAGGTAAAGGTATCCGTGGCGTATCTCGTGAAGGGGTTAAAAACCTAAAACTTAAAGGCGCTGAAGAAGTATCTTTAACAAAAGCGCAAGAAGAATTAGCTAAGTCACTTGCAGACAGGGCGCAAGCGGTAGGTAAGGGTAAACCATTATCTAACGGTTTAATTATGTTATTAATAACGGGCAACGTTAATGGTGTTTTAAAACAACTTGGCGATGGAAAAGCTCAAGGTTTAAATATTGGCCCCCAAGAAGGAGAAAGAGGTGTTGTTAAAGAGGCAGCTAAACGTCAATCTATCCTTACAAAATTAGTATCACAGTTTTTATCCCAATCTTTAAATACTATTAAATACGAATCAAACGTAGTTGTAGCAGACTCTAACAATTCTGTAATCCAGCGTTTAGAGCGTGAAGGTAAATTAGCAGAATACGACCCAAAAACTGATACATTTTATTTTACAGAAAAAGGTTTGGACGAAGCAACGTTTTTACATGAAGTAGTACACGCTGGAACTGTTAAATTAATCAATCAATATTTAACTAATCCTTCATCTTTAGACAAAAATCAGCGCGAAGCTTTAGATCACTTACAAACTATATTTGATTTTTCTAAAAAACGGTTAGGTGGTAAATATAAAAACGCATATGAAAATTTATATGAGTTTGTTGGTTATGCGTTAACAGATTCTAAATTTCAAGACGCTTTAGCAAGCATGCAAGTTCGGCCTCTTGCTAAGTACACTATTAAAGCCCAAGATTTATGGAAACAGTTTACTCAAGTGTTAGCTGATTTATACGGGCTTGTTACTGCTAAAGCTAAAGGAATGGAATTACGCCCAGAAGTATTTGACGCTTTTGCTAAAAGTTTAGCGCCGATGAATAAAGAAGGGCTTTATGAAGCGACAACTGAAGAAGAGGGCGTTACAACTCTTGAAGGTGAAATTGCTACTGAAACTGATTACGCACAACGGGGCGCAGAAACTGAATTAAAAGAAAAGAAACAAAGATATAAACCAGGAAAAGCTTTTTTAAGTGTGCAGCCAGGGTATGAAGGTAATTTATTACTAGAAGTAACTGAAGCATTTAGAGAAATTCTTGCGTCGCCAGAAGTAGGAATTGATGTTGCTCCACTAGCGGCTAAAAAAGCTGGTGCTAAAACACCAAAGAAAGCTGAAAAGACGCCAGCCCGTATAGCTACATTTAACGACCCAGGCAAGGAATATATGCCTAGCGAAGTACTTGCACCTAAAAACGTACGCTGGTTTAAAGAACGCTTCTTGACAAAACCTGGTTGGAGAAAGATTGCCCAAGAGTTTCAGAATGACCGTTACTATATTAAAGTCTGGGAAGATACGCTTGAGTTAGCAGGTCGGGTTTCGCATGGTGTGAATGAAAAGTTTAATAACATATACACTCAACTAACCCTTGCTACCAGCGCTGCGTCTAATTTTTATAAAGCCTACGTTGCTCAGCCAGTTGAAGCTTTAGACACCGCTATTATGGAATACTCTAAAGCGGCTAAGATTTCTACCGATGAAACACTAGCAAAACTACACGTCTTGTATGAAGCCCTGCATGAGCCAGAGCGTCGCTTAGTAAAGTATTTGATGAACGTTCCGCTTAAAGACGCAGCTGCCGACCGACGCAAAGAAATCTTAGATTTGGTTCGTAAGAATAATAAGATTACCCCAGCTCAAGCTCAAGCATTACGCAAAGAACTAGAAGCTATTGTTGGTAACAAAAAGAACTTAGATACAGCTAGTAAGAAGTCTACAGACATGGCTAACGACGAGTACAACGTCTTGGGTATTGACCAAGCTGCGGCAAGAACTAGCGAAGAGCAGTACAGAAATGATCCTAATAAAGCGTTGTTAGATAATATCTTAGACCAAGTTAAAACAATAAACGACGTTACAGCAGAGCTTAATAAGATTGCTAACTACTGGTCACAACCTGTAACTAACATCGTTAACTTTTACGGCTGGAAATACTACACCCCATTTAAAGGTAAGAAATATTCTCGCCATGGTGACGCTGATGAGCTATTAGACTTTGATAGCGCAAAGAATGGTAAAGAACTCCAAGAATTGGCTTACACATTTGATGGTCGTGAAAGCATAGCTGAAAACCCAGTACTTCAAGTGTTGGCAGATGCTAGCAAAGCCGCAGCCCGCGCTGGTCGACGTAACTTAACTAAGTCAATCCTTAATGCTATTACACCTAATGCTGATGGTAAAAAATTATTAGAAGGTTCTGTAGTACAGACTATTAAGTTTGAAGACCGCTATAACGTAGATAATATTCTTAAAGATGTTAAACGTGAAAATACAGTATTTCACTATAAAGAAGACGGCAGCATTGATGTAATTGAGATTAACGACAAGAAACTACGTGAGTCTATCCGCCGTACTTATAAAGATAGCAACCCAATGGTAGACGTTGCCAATACTATTACTAGTAAGTTAGGTCAGTTACATACTCGCTACAACTACAACTTTGCCCCAATGAACTTTGTTCGTGACGCATTGACCAACGCTTGGACTATCGGTGCAGATATGGGTCCAGCTGCTTCAGCTAACTTCATTAAAGAGATTACTGGCTCAGTAGCAAAAGGTGGTTTGGCAAAGGCAATGAGAGTAGCTTATTTATTACAAAAGAATAATATTGCTGGAATACAAGAGCTTGCTAAGACTGACCCTGGCTATAAAGATATGGTTGACTACATCCGTCATGGTGGTATGGTTTCTTATTTGCAAAGCTTAACTACTAAATCTAACTTTGAACAGATTCAAAAACGCTTAGGCAAGAACAAGATTGCTAAGACTAAAGATCAGTTAGATAACGTTGTAGATACTTGGACAGATATGTTTGAGATAACTAGCCGCGCAGCCGCGTTTGGTATTGCTAAGCGTTCCGCAATGCAAGCTAACCTAGCCAAAGGCATGTCACCAAAAGATGCTGAAGATGCCGCCAACATTAAGGCAGCGGGTTATGCTAAGAACCTAGCTAACTTTGAGCAAGTCGGTGAGTACGGTAAGGCTATGGGCGCGTTCTATATGTTCTTCCGTCCATCAGCAACAGGTGCTGTTCGTGCTATTGAGGCAGTTGCTCCAGCATTTAATAGCGTAAGTTCGGCTGTTACTAATCTTCCTCCGCATATCCAGAACCCAAAGAACGAAGCTGACGCACAAGCACTTAAAACATTTAAAGATAGCTACGCTCAGAAACAACAGAACGCCCGTATCATGGTAGCCGCTTTAATGGGCTTGGGCGCTCTTGCCTACACTATGTCCGCTATGATGGCTGACGACGATGATTTGGGTCGTAATAAGTTAATGACAGACAACATGGATCAATGGACTCGTTTCTGGCGCTTACATATTCCTGGCTTTGAAACTCCTATTCAGATTCCTTGGGGCTTTGGACTTGGTTCATTTGCCGCCGCTGGAGCGCAATTAGCTAGTGTAGCGTCAGGTCATCAACCTGCTAGTAAAGCATTGGCTAATGTATTCTTACAAGTATCTTTAGACTCGTTTGTGCCAATCCCAATATCCCGCATGCCACCAGCAGATAACCCATTAGCGTTTGCTGTAGATTCAATTGCGCCAAGTACAGTACGCCCAGTCATTGAGTTTTTAATTAATAAAAATGGCTTAGGTCAAGACATTTATAACGCTGCATCTGGTCGTCGTATGGGTGATGCGTTCTTGGGTGGGGATAAAATTCCTGAGATGTATAAAAACGCGGCAGCGGCGTTGTGGGATGCAACAAACGGCGCAATTGATATTAGTCCTAACACTATGTATTTCTTATCTAATAGTTACGTAGACGGCCCAGCTAGAATATTTGAAGGAACGTTTGGTATTACTGATACTATATCTGGTAGAAAAGAATTTAGTGCTAAGACTGACTTACCATTAATTGGTTCGTTCTTTGGTGCGGAAGCCAACGTAGACTCTAGAGAGTTTACATCGGTAGAAAAACAAATTACAGAAAAAGCTGGTAGATTAAAGTCCGCTGAGCTTAAACCAGAACGCTATATTAAATACATGGAAGCTAATCCGTTTGACGATTTGCTAGTAGAGTCTTACAACAAAGATATTGTTGAGTTAAACGTATTGCGCAAAGAAGCAAAAGAGATTCGTTTAGATAGTAATATGACGCCTAAAGAGCGGCAAGAGTTAATTAAAGTTCTTAACAAACAACAGGATCTTATTAAGCGAAATCTAATTGAGCAATACAAAGCTTACGGAGTAGAACCCTAGGCGGTACGCCAGCAACGTACCCCTAGGTAACCTTCTTGGTGTGTAACGTATGACTTTACACGCATGCCAACGCGCTTTGCACCGCAATCTATAGAGTAAATTAACTCCGCAGGACGCAGCGTGGGGATGAAAAAACTTTCCCCAATCGCCATGCCCTCAAACGGTAGCAGCCACTCAGGTTCAATTAATTGCGTGGGATTCAACATCTAAAATTTCCAGCGTGTTTTTGAACAGATATACATTAGCCGCCTTAGTTGTAGTGGTTGGTTTCCAACCAGTCTCTAAATGTTTCTTAGCAGACTTGTCTAGCATGTCACCTGACTCTAACATAGCACGTTCAAACTCCCGTGGGGTAATCTTCTTTTTATGTAAATACTCTTTAAATGCTTCTTTAGATACTCTTGTAGGTTCGTCTGTAGCTACCCTTGCTACCAACTTACCGCGAGGTTCATCAGTAACTCTACCTTCTTTAATACGTAGGGTATTCCCCATGTTCTCATACATAAAGTCTGCAAGAACGGCTGAATAATCGGTGCTGTTAACTTTAATTACGTTTAATTTAATGTTGTTAAGTTCAGCAATTACCTTGTGGTAAATACGCTCTAAGTCGTAGTCTACAATGCCAATCTCTATAGCAATCTCGCCAGCAGTAAAGACCGCCGCTACAAAGTTCTGATGGAAACGATACGCAGAGTCGCCCTTGGTATCAGTCAAATATCTATCAATCCAGTAGTCAATCCGTTTCTTAATATGAGCATCGCCAGCTTCTAAAGCCGCCACAATAAATTTCGGACCAGCGTGACCGTAGTTGTACTTGAACGCGTCGAAGATATGAACACCTAGCTTTGCGCCATCAGTCCCCTTTAAGTCGTTTGGTTGCTCAATTAAAAACTCAATTACACGGGCAACTTCTCCGTCGGGGCTTCCCTTATGAAGTTCAAACTTGTTGTAAACAGACTCGTTGGTAGTTAAAACTGCAATCAAAGAAGCCGACATTTCTGTAACCCGCTCAGCGTTAACCGATGCTTGCATGCGAATCTTAGCTTTGCCGTTAGAGACGTTATGAACTAGCTGGGATAGCGGCTTGGGGTCTTTGTTACCAATCTCGTCAACACCAAACATCAGATTTTTTAAACCAAGCATGCGACCTGTCAAACCATTGTCTGTACTTTCAAATACGCTAAGCGCATCGGGGTCACCAAAGGCGCTAATGCCAGCATACATAGCCCCAGTCTTAGCACAACCAGACCTACCAAGAAGGGATATAACAACGCCTGGAGTCGACATGTAGGGCATCAATGTGGTACCAAAACCAGCAAGGCAAGTCATGGCATGAAGTTCAAACCCTGGGCGGTTAAGGGCATTAGCAGATTCTTGCCAACGCTCATATGTACCTACTTCTCTAAAGTGTTTAACTACGCCTCTAATGTATGGAGATACTGGAGACTCTACCATCTCTTTTTTAAACGTAATTTCACGTTCACCAATAACAAAACTTCTACCTGACCATTCGTCTGAATTACTCGTAGCTGTCCAACCTAACTGCATGCGCATCATTTGCGCTTTTCCTACGTTAATCATGTACTGACTCCATTTCACAAGGTATTCTTGTATGTTGTTAATCCATTTGGGGGTATAGATTACTTGGTGAAATGCCAAAGTTTTCTTTAATTCTTCTAGCGCATAGACTGACTTCATTGGTAATAAAAACTCTTTGAGTCCATCATTAGGAAGAATCAAGTGCATTGTCATACACTCTCCATCCAGCGGGCTAAACAAACGACGTACAGGAAATATAACGTGCGCTAGTATTTCTACTGGGTCTTCGTAGTGCGTAACACCTTTCTTATCTACTTTTGGTGGGGGATTGTAATAAACACCGCCTACTTGTCCGCGACTATATGGGCTTAAGAAGGCTGGGAATTTTGGAATTTCTTGGGTATTCGATGTCTCCCGAATTGGTTCCGCTTCATAGGTTTGTGTTCCGAGGAGGGCGTTAATTTCTGCGGCGTTTGGCTCGAGAGGGGTATGTTCGGCAATTGGTTCTGGCTCTGTAATTTGTTTAAGAGCTTTTCCCAAAACGATTGGGGTATGGATTTTTCCACGGTGTTTACATCCTTCGCATCTATCTGGGTTTTGGCTGGCAAGATATTCACAAGTTTGTGGCTTGCCGCGTTTTATAAATTCAAGTTTCTTTTCTTCTACACCTTTGGCTGTGTAGTCAGGATGATCTTCAGATACGGTGTGTATCATCTTGTCGCCATCTTTGCAGAAGTAAGCAATATTCATACTGGAAAACCAGTCGTCGTAACTTAAAGTCTCTGCGTTTTCTAGCCAATATTTAACTTGGTTGCATCCGTCTCCAGCTAAGGAGCGCTCAGCAATCTTCATAAAGTCCCACTCAAAGTTATCGAGCTTCTTCATAGCCATTGTGTCTTCGTCTAAACCCTTCTTCACATTGGCGAACGGGTCAGTTGGCTTAGTCTCTACTTCGCTGTCTAAAAACTCTTTAAACTCATCCCAGTTGTAGACATGGATTTCCTCACCAATAACAGACGTTGGTTCTGGTGGGTCATACTTATAGTTAAACGACTCAGGGCAACGCATAATACGCGCTGGGTCAGCCATTACCGATGAATCTGCCGCTATTTTAGATAGTGCGTAGGCTTTAAATTTATGCGCATAAGGTAAGTACTCTTCAATTGCAATATCCCTATCCATAATCCAATAGGCATGCAAGCCACCACCAGAATCAACGCAAACAGGATTAGGCAAACTTGTTTCACCAAGGAATTTCCATAGGGCTGTTTGCGCCTCGCCTTTGTCACCATAAGCCTTACCCTCACCTACATCTAAATCAACAAAGAATGTGCGGTAAAATAAACAGTTGTCCGCCTTCCTACTAAATCCTTCAAAACTACCTAGTGCTACAAATACATTTAATTTTTGTCCGTTTAATTTTTCTACTAATTTAAATACATCATCAAGTGTTTCAGCAAAGCGGTTAGTTGTTTTCTTTGTTGCTTGTTCTATACCACTTACACAATAAACACCCTGCGATGGCAATGCTTTCTCATAGAATTGTTTTAACATGTGCGCAGAGTTTAAAAAACCGAGATATCCTCGGTTGAGTTATTGGGTAGGGATTGCTCCCCGTTGTTTAAATCTTTTCGCCGATCATATCCTCTAAATATGCCTTAGCGTGGGCAATATCTTTTGCTGGAAGATATCCTTTAGCCGTGTCGCTTTCCACTAAGTCGGTAAATACTTCGACGAGTTGTTGATTTTTAAAACGAATTGGTTTGCCACGGAACCAGCTATAAAGCGTCATCCGAGTTACTTTAAGAGCTACAGCTACATACTTGGAGGGTAAATTCGCTTGTATACATGCTTTAGCTAGTGCCACCCCTGGGTAATTAGGGTTTAACTTACTAACCGTTTCGATTAGTTCTTGGCTATATGTCCGTGGCATTCCTTATCCTTACTTCTTAGTAGACCATTTTTTAACAACATCTGAAACATCAGATGATTTCTCGCTAGTATCAGCTTTAGATTCACGCTTTACTGGCTCTGCTACCGCCTCTGGCTGGGCTACTTCTACATCGCCTGAGCTATCTGACTGAAATACGTTGAGTTTGATAGCCGCTTCTGCCGCTGGGCTTTTGGCTTGGCGAGCAATGATTTCTAAATCTTCATCAGGTACAGCACCTACAGGAGCAAACAAAACCTTTGGTGTAGGAGATTTTGTATCGAAAGCCATCTTAGTTACCACGCGGCCCGCTGACACATTGTGTGACGCTAAGTGTTGGATATATGGACGGAAAGGCCAACGACCATTATCTTCTTTACCAAAAGCTGAAGTAGCTGGGAGGACTAACTGCATTACATCACCTGCTGGGTCGTTCGGTAAAACGACTGCGGTACGCCATGACAGTTTGCATTTTGCGCCCATACCATTGTCACCAGAACCCTTTGCGCTATTTGGGCAAGAGTTACAAGCGGCGGCTACTGGAGTTTTTACATCTGCGTCTGGAGCTTCGGAGTTAGATGACCAACAAGCTGGAGACACCTTCTCACCTTCTTTGTATCCCTTGTCATAAAACATACGGGACGCTTTGTGTGCCATCTTAACAATAATGACATTCATGTAGCGGTCTTCAATCGAACCAATTTCTTTGCCGCCTACATACTTACGGAACACGCTACCTTTAATAGATAGACGCTTATTACCTTGACGATTACCACCAGCTACGGCTAATGTGTCTTCATCTAAACCACCTACTGTTGCTAATGCGCCTAAAGCGCTTAAGTTCACTAATTCTGTACTCATTTTTAAAGCTCCTTATTTAACTAAATTTAACTATTCTGAAGTTGGTTTACGGACAGAGACTGTAAACTCCCTCATTACATTCACACCAGGCGGTAAACCATCGTTCATATGCTCGGCAATGAATTCTTTAAAATTGCCCTGATGAATCCGTGCCTCATACAATTCCACGGCATCGTTCTCACGGACAAACTCATCAAACGCACTTCTATCTGACAAGGTATATCTTTCATTCAATTTCTTAATTACAGTTCCTTGATTCGTTTTAATACTTGTTGCGTTTGACTCGTTACATACAGCAAGCATCTGCTGGGAAAGGATGGACATTTCGCCTTCAATTTCTTTGAGTTTGCTTTTCCACTCGCCTTCCAATTTATCACGCTCATTTCTTATTGTCAAGTATATTTTTACTAATTCGTCTAGATTTGTTTCAACTATTTCACTCATCATTTATTCCTAACTCTTCTTTGTACAGATCAACCAACTTCTCGTGGTTAGCAACTTTCCCTTGTAGCATTTGGTACATCTTGCGTTCAACTTCTGAACCTTGTAAATGCACAACGGTCATCTTATTAACCTGACCATAACGATCAATACGAGCTATACATTGCAAGTATGTTTCCACACTCATGACTGGAGACCAAAAAACTACTGTATTGGCGGCAGTTAGAGTCACACCGTGCGATGCGGCTTGTGGTTGGATTATTAAAACTCGTGGAAATTCTGAATTTTGGAAACGATTAATTAAATCGCCTCTTTGTTTTGCTCCTACATCTCCGTTAATAATTTCATTAGTAATACCTTCTCCTTTTAAATGTTTAGAAACTAGCTCGATAGTGTGACGGAATGGAACGAAGATTATAACTTTGTGTATCGTCTCATCAATCACTTCCATTAGGGCATTTAGCCGTGGCGATACATCAAACTCCACAACTTCACGGGTGTCGGTATAGACCGCCCCTCCCGAAATCTGTAACAACTTTGTTAACTTTGCCGCCGCATTAACAGCACTAATCTTTTCACCCGCCGCCTCAATAAGCATCTGATCTTTAATAGCTCTGTAGTATCTAGTGACTTGTGGTGTAAGCGGTACTTCGCGGGTCTGATATGTTACATCAGGTAAGTCTAAACATTGGGCTTTTTCAAACCTGATTGCTGGTTGTAATGCGTTGAACACGTCGTTCCTTGATGTTGGTTTTGGTACATATTTAAAGCGTGTAAGCTGGTGCATTACTTTGTCACGCCACGCTGTAAAATATTTAGGTACGTTATCAGGACATACTAACTTGGCTAAACCAAACGCATCAAGCGGAGACTGAGAAGCTGGTGTGCCAGTCAGCATCCAAAGTTTAGTAGAAGGTTTCAATATTTTTGCCAGCGTCTTAAATCTTTTAGTCGTAGCTGTTTTATACGCATTAGCTTCGTCAACTACAATTAGGTCAAACCCTAACTTACTTATGTCTTCGGCAACTATATTAACACCGTCATAATTAATAATTACAAACTCATAAATTCCATTAATTATTTTTTTGCGTTTTTCTGCGTCGCCATAAGCCACGGCTACGCTACGGTGCATAGATGTTTTAAAAATATCAGCTTGCCATGCAGAATACATAATTGATAGAGGGCAAATAATTAACACGCGTTTAATTAAACCTTGCGTCATTAAATAATCGGCAGCCCAAATGACAGATGAAGTTTTGCCTGTGCCAGCCTCATTAAAACAAAAAGCGCGTTTGTGTAGGGATAAAAACGCAGCCGTGGTTTCTTGGTGTTTGAACGGTGTATACATTCCAGGCCACTTGTAATCGCGTTGTATCGGTGAAGGAACTTTCTCGTCACAAATACGGACTAGGTGTTGCATCTCTTCAATGCCCCAGTAGACTGCTACTTCAGCAATTTGACCGTTGTCGTTTAGAACTTCGCTTTTCTCTAAGTAGTCAGTTACCAATTCTATTTTGTCTGACGGCATCTTAAATTTAACGGCTACATTTTCTACTATTTCCACAACTGTCCTTTAACTGAATATTAACGTAACCCCTTACGGGGGTTAGTCGGTCAAGCCTGTCGCGCCAAGGAGAAGTCTCGAGTCAAACAAAGAAATCTCGAACCTCACAAACGCCGCCTGACTGACACGGTTATTGAGTTACTATGTACTCGCCGTTCACTCATGCCTTACAACGGAACACCCCACCAATTATTTCTTACGCTCTTTCTTGCTTGTTTCTGATACTAAATTACCTTTTGAATCACGCTTAAAGCTACGATTTTTAGCTGCGCTTTCAATGCGTAATCCATCTTTATTTAATCCGCCTTTATCCAACGCTTTGACATGGGCTACGTCTTTGCCTTCTCGTTTGTCGGCTTTTCCGTTTCCATTAGCATCGACTCCTGTCTTATCCACCGACCGCCTCGCTCTTTGACGCTCCATACGACGTTCGTGTTCTCCACGGGCTTTTTCTTGCTGGTATTCTTTTGCATAAGGTCTCGGTTTAGTAACATAAGGCATGATTATCTTTCTTTGTGAAACTCACAAGTTTTTACTGGACACCAACCACATAAAGGAGTAGGGTTCGGATTCCATATATCATTTTCGTAGGATATCTTTAATCTTTCAAGGTCTGTAGAGAAATAACTCCACAACTTTGGAATCTGATCTTTAGAATATTCTTCAGCCATAAAGCTCTCGTGCATCACAAACAACAACCCAGCTTTAATTACTTTAACTTCAGGAAAGTGGGCAAACGTCATAAGAGCCATCAGCTTTAACTGTTTTGGGTCAGGGTATCTATTACTGCCAGTCTTGTAATCAACAATAAACGCATGGTCACCATCTACAATAAGCAAGTCTACAATGCCACGAACCCAACGATTTTTATCAGCAAACTCACACGGTACTTTGTCACGAGTCAATGCCATCTGATACTCAGGGTACTTAGTCCCAGGAATTTCAATCAAAGAATCAAGCACAGGCTTAAATCTAAGGTAGTTTTTTTCTAAGGGTTTACCCTCGGCTACATAATCTTCACAAACTTTATGGACAACTGTGCCATATAGCATTTGTTCTGTGGCTTTCTTTTCAAAGCGCTTTAATACCTTCAATTCCTGATATTGCCTAGGACAGTTAACGTATTCTTTAAGAGAGGAAAACGACCATGTAAAGTTCATGTTGACATATTACATTGTTTTAAATAATTTTCAAGCCATTCGTAATATTTTTTCATCTCTTCTTTCAACAAATTTTCAATCATACTAAGTCCTCTCTATTAATACCTTTTTCAAACAACGCTTTGCGTATCTTTTTAAATGCGCTTGCTTCTATATTTCTAACTGTCTGACGGCTAACACCCAGCTCAGCGGCAATAGCTTCTTGTGTCATCTGAGGATTGTTTAAATTAACCATACCCGCAAATGGAATGGGTTCTAATTCTGTTTCAAACATTGCTCTTATTCTGTCTTCTGTTGTAAAGGTTGTCATGTTTTTTTCCATTCTTCCATATCACCATAATTATATCCATGATGTGCTTCACAGGCGATAGGTAAATCTTTAGCCCAATCTGGTGGTGTTGACATAACCTCGACAATCCAAGCACAAGCTTCATCTACGTCTTCTTCGGGAACTACGCACACCGCCGCATCATGCACAGTTAACACGGGTCGATAACGCTTAGCTAATTTAAGCATCTGTTCACCGACGATAATTCTTGCTAATGCTTGAACTACGTTTTCCACAATAGAACCGCCCCATAGAGACACGGGGCCTTTGCGTGACTTATATTGGTATCCGCTATTAACATCATCAGTATCAAGTTTTAACTCTGGGTAGCGTATATATAGCCCATTAGGTAGTAAGAACCCCTCTTTAGTTACTTTTACACAGTCATGTTCGCCATAGCTAAATGGCTGGTACTCGGGTAGCCAATCAGATAGATGCTTCAATACCGAGTCGCCTTCTCTCCAAAGCTTAACAACCATGTCATTAGTTGACCTGTACAATTTAACTATCTCGTCACACTTTTCTTTAGTAAGGTCTGCGCCAGGTGGACTAGTCTTTAGTGTGTGCTGTAACTTTAAAGCGCCAGTACCATATCCGAGACCGAGAATGCAAGTTTTACCCACGAACCTTTCAATAGGGTTTTCTTTGGTAATAGTTCTTTCATATATTTTCGACGCAAAAATGGAGTAAACATCATCTCCCAACTTGAACTCTTTAACCAAGTCTGCCTGACCCGCAAGGTAGGCAAGGACTCTTGCCTCAATCTGAGACGAGTCGCAATTGATAATCTTATATCCCTCTGGGGCGACCACCGCTTGCTTAAGAGCCTTTTTCTTCTTGTCACGGGACGGCAGATTTTGGAAGTTAACCTTGTCCGACCCCGCCCAACGACCCGTGTGTGCCCCGTAGTATTTAAGTGGGATGGGAAGCAGTCCTCTATTACGAGATCCAACGTCAATGAATCTTTCAATCCTACTCTCCTCAATAGTTGATTTAGTCCCCAAACGCACAGCAGCGAGTTGTTGAATGAATGGGTCGTCGTGTTCCGTCAACGCTATGAATCCTGTGTCGTTTTTTGCTAGCGCATAGGTTAGCTTGCCAGTAGTCTTGCTTTCCTTCATTGGCACTTCAACATTAAATTCTTCTAACACGGCAGCGAATTGTTTATTACTAGCTAACTTCTTACGCACCGCCTCTTCGCTGTCGCACTCTAACTTTTCTTTTAAAGAGCCAAGTAACTTAAATTTCTCGTCTTTAAGTTCTTCTAGCCGTTCAGATAAAAGGGCATCGTCAACGCTTAGGATTGGGTTGATAAACATTCGCAAAGTCAAATCAATCAAATCTAATTCATTTTGCGGAAACGCTCTCGACAATACTTGGAAGAGTTTAAAAGTTAGCTCCACGTCGTTTTTGCAGTATTCGCCGTACAAGGCAAGCTCGCTATTTGAGAAACCAGTTATATTTTTGCCTTTTGCCTCGATGACCTCTGTACCCTTTTTGCCTAAGTTGTAGCGCTCAGATAGGTATGCTAAAGAGCCACCCACATCAACACCGTTAGTAGCCCGACCCATACATAGCGTATCTAAATAAAACTTAGGTTTGATACCAAACTTCCAAGCAAGGATTGCGCCATCAAACATCGTATTGTGGCAAAGAAGAGCCGAGTCTTTCCACGGAAGTGTGGAAAGGTATTTTTGAGTCTCGAGGTGTGAGCCAGAAAACCATTGGGTGACGCCCTCGTCAATCTTTACACCAACACCAATAACCTCGAACTTCTTACTGCGGATATATTCTTCGGTTGTAAACTTGGTTAGTGAGAAGTCTTGAGCATAGTACGTCTCAAAGTCTAGGGTGATTAGTTGCACTTAAATCCTTAAATAATAAATTAAATAGATACAAAAATAGGGAATAGAGCCTAAACCCTATCCCCTAGGAAATTTCTTAGTTACAAATAAATGGTTTGCTCGGCCCGTAAATGGATGAGTCCCAGCAACAAACTTTTCCATTACGATCAGTCTCGCAGATCATTACACCTCGTTGTGCGTTTGCACGATGATAGACTGCTAACCCCGCAATTAAAATCAGCGCAGCGACACAAAACTTAACAAATATGTTAACTACTTTTTGTGCTCTCATGATTTCTCCATGTTAGCAATTTCACGCTTCAAGTACCACTCGGCTTTGCGCAAGTCTTCTATAAGACGACCCTTGTACTCTGCTCTAGAAACATACTTGACAACATTACCTAGGTTATACCCTAGCTTCTTTGCCTCAATGAAATCAATTGTTTCAATCCCTCCAGCTTTGTAATGCGTTGGGCTATTGACGCTATCCGTTATTACTTCCTTACGTGGTCTTCCACGCTTACGTGGAACGTTAATTAACTTCTTCATCTTTACTTCTCCTTTTGGTTGAACTACGTTTAACTGCAACAATGCCTGATTCTTCTTTAGGTTTACGAGCCTTCAACATCGAATCTGCTAATGAATAAGATAACTCCGCAATGGCTTGGTCGTTGTAGGCACCCATTGCCTCAGTAAGCAAGCCATTCAAAGCAAACATAGCAAAACAATCTCTTAGGTCTTGCTCATTCATTAGTCATCTCACGATTCTTCTTAAACAAAAAGTCCTCTCGATACTCGGTAGGCGGAACAAAACCGTATCGTTTAAAAGTCTTCATAACATCAGAACCTTTTATGTAAACAAATTTGGAGTTTAAGCCTATAGCTAGAGGCAACTTCTTTTCTTTCTTAGGCTCTTGCTCTACCAATTTAACTTTGCGTAGTATGTTTAGATTCATCGTGATTCTCCTTTAAAAATAATTCCATTAACTCAACCGCCCGATTGAAACCAGTTGTATAAGCTTCTTCAAGTCCACCTTCTGATGTTACAAACTTCTCGCCTTCAATCCAGTCGTTAAACTCTTTTCTTGCTCTCATGCTTTCTCCTTGTCAGTTATCTCAACAACATAAACACCATCATCAACTTCCTCTATTTTGGCTTTCTTTTTGTTACCAAAGATTGCCTCAAAAGTTTTATCAAATTGCTCTTGGTTATATATTGGTCTTGGCTTGTCGCCCTTACCGCCGTCTCGATAGTTATGGCTCATTTCTCTTGTGCCTTTAACTGTTTATTAAACTCATCAACTTCTTTCCACCAAGCGTCTGTGTACTTTGCTGGTTTTGGTTCTTGCATCTGCATAGCCTTGTTAAACTTATCTTTCCAGTACTCTATTTCTTCTGCATGTTTTCGCAACATGGTTACAGCTTGGCATACTACCAATACAGGCATACCATCTTTGTTATATTCATCTAATTTATCGGCTAGTTCTTTTGCGTTCATGAGAAAAATAACTCCATATAAGAATTAACATTAGATTCATTAATAACAACACCATGACCGCCGTTATCTTCTATGCGTTCTAGGTTGTCCATCTGCAATGCCGTAGGTTTGTTAGTGCCCGACTTAATCTCTAAGCCGTAAAACTTTCCTTTGTGACACACGACAATGTCGGGCACACCGCTACTTCCGTATCCACCTGTGGATGGCATGATGTAATAGATTTCTCTTTGTTTAAGATACTTCTTAACTATTTCTTTAACTTTTCCTTCGGGGGTCATTGCCATTAACTCTCTCCTTTCAGTTTCATTAGTGCATCATAAGTAAGAATTACTACAAACCACATATCACTTACTCTCCAACCTATTTCTATAAAGTCATCGTTCCGTAGTGGGGTAGTCATTAGATTTAAATGTGTTACCTCATAATCATGCAGTATAGGGTTACCCCTTGCCAACACCATAGCCATTTTAGATTTGATATTGTCAGGCAATGTATCTTCGTCAAATACCCGATTAAATCCATCAGCAACGAATATGGTGTAGGAGTTTCCTTCCTTACGCAATGGGACACGATAGAGCGCATAGTTATATTGGTGAACTACTGGGCTTAAATTCCCGAGCATGGCACTAATGTCCAAGCGAGATTAAACTCATCAACTTTGCGAGCTACTGTATTTATCAGGTCAAGGTCAGGATTGTATCCATTAGCCTGTGGAATGATATTTGCGTAAAAAGTAGAACTTTCTTTGCCTTCCATATAAACCTTATTCATTGTTAGCACCGCTTTAAGTTCGTCAGGTACATCAACCATACGCTTAAAAGGTTTGACAATCTCGAAAGAATAATGACTCGTCGCACTTTTTTGCACACGCTTGACTGAACCTACAACTAAATGATTTAATATATCCGCACCGATTGCATAAAACTCTGTATTAAAAAAGCGTTCAATATCTTCTTGCTTCTTAATACATATTCTATCTTGCTCGTTCCATTTGTCAAGTACTTCTTTACAATTATTTATATTTAATTGATTAGTACTTTCCCCTAGTAAGATAACTTTTAACATCGCATGGATATCATCTACCGAAAAAGGACTATTCTTATAATCACGACCATGATGAGAGTCCATATGACTTATCGCTTGATTTAACGAGTCGCAAATTTGAAACTTATTTATCATTCCATCAGGGGGTGGAACAACATGGTTGCGTTTAAGTGTAGCTACTAGCGTTGAAAGTTTCTTACTGTGCAAAGTCTCTCGGTCAGCAGAATCAGAACCACGATCTTTACGATAAAACGGCGAGCGATAGTTAAATATATCATAACCATCTTCCTTATCAGTCCACACCTTTGCAACTGCAAACCCATTAGTGTCAACTAATAAAAACTTATCGACTGGATTATATTTTCTCGGGTCTTTATCTTCTTTATGGATTACCTTCAGACCATACTTAAAGTTTAGTTCTTGAATGAGTTTCTTACATAATGACTCCTCGATTGATTCACTGAGCTGTTGGGTTTCAAACCCTTCGTATATTAGTTTCATTGTCCTTCTCCTTATAGTTGTTCTACTTCTACACCCTTGACATAAATATCCACACCCCACTCACTAGCTGGATATGATTTGTTCGGTTCATATTCTGTGAGTTTCATTACCGATGGATTTGCTTTATACAACTCTTTGTTTAGCTTGCGTTTTAGGTTGGCGAATATTAAGTCCAACTCTATCGGTTGCATATAGTAGCTATTGCTAACTCCACTAAATGCCCGAACCCTAGAATATAAATTCTGCACATCATAAGCAAGACCAAACGCAATGCCAGCATCAAGCGGAGCATCGTTAATATTCTTATCGGCAAAGGCAACTAACTTATCTTTTTGGTCGTTATCCAATCCCCAACACTCTGTGGTTATGCCTAATTGAGTCAGCACATCGAGACCAGTTTCCATGTACCCTTTCCACTCCATCGCTTTAAGCATTACCTCGTTGACCTGATAGAAGTCTGTGTATCGTGTAAGAAACTCCTTAGCATCCTTACGACTAATTTTCTTACCTATAACCTTGTACTCGCTATCCTTGTGGGGCATCATCGTGTCGCAATTAACTCGCATACCCTTGAAGATTGGATGGAATATGTCGTTGCTTTTATATATCATTCCACCATGTCGTGAACTTCTAAAGAAGTACCCTCTCGCCCAGTTGCTCATGATTTGGTTATCGCCCTGTCCGTAGTACCTACCCACGAATTCAAAGGTGTTATCCGAACGCACTATGCCTAGCTCACTAGGGACTGATTTATAGCTTTGATAAACGGTGACTCCATCAGTAGTCCTCTCGTGGATAGTGCTTGGACTAGCAAGGTATTCTTCTTTGGTATGCTCGCAAGCCTGATATGTAAAACCATATCTAATGACATAAACCTTCTCGCCATTACGCTCC